TTTATGAGTCTTTGCCTTAATAATATTTCCGATGACTTCTGTCCCTTCTTTTTCTTTCTTTTTGCTGAGATAGATGATTGTAGAAGCAGCATACTTAAGACCACTACCACCGCCCATTTCTTTTGTAGGAACATATGCACCAATAACATCATAAGTATGATTAGTAACTAACATAGGAATTTTTGCCTGACCCAATTTAAGAGTCAGCATACGGAATGCACCCTTAATTAGTTGAGATTTAGTCATATCCCGAACTTCTTTATCATTTAGAGCATCATTAATCTCTTTGCTGGTGGAGAGCATTCCCAGAGAATCTAGCACGAACATACAAGGATTACGTTCACCTTCTGGTTTCTTCATATAAAGGTCAACTGCCTTGAGTGCCTTTCCACGAAACTCTTCTACGGTTACGACATTGACAACCACCAAACGAGTTGTGTCAACTCCCCTACTTTCCAGAAGGGATTTTGTGATTGCTGCCTCAGTATCAAAATACAGACAATATCCAGTAGGATTATTATCAAGGAAATTTTTAACGACGGCAAGAGAGAAGAAAGTCTTTCCCGTAGAACTCTCACCTGCGATTGCAGTAATCTTATTCCCAGATACACCACCAAATATACTGCCGGATACAAGAGCATTAAAAATGTACGAACCCGTATCCACAAAAGTTTCAGTTTCATTAATCTCTGAAGCAAGTTGTGTGTATTCTCCACCAATTTCTTTTACAATATCTTTAAGAAAGTCCATAATCATTTGTTCTCCTTTTTTTCTTTAATTAAATAATTCATTTTATAAGTCCAAAGTTTTTGATAAAGAGCAGAGTCTCCACCAAGTCGCATGGCACTAATAATAGTATCCAACTCTTTGTCATTAATTGGCAAGTCCATTAGGTAAAAAATGAATCAAGGTTTACAGTTTTTTCTACTTCCCATCCAATTGAATCTAAAATAGATTTAAGGGGGTCTACAAAACTTTTCTCAAATTGTAGTTCATAATCAATATATTTGTCAAGGTTAAGTTCCTTTGGAAAATCTGAAATAAAGGAAATAACATTCTCCTGAATAATATTTGGTTTTTTAAGAAAAATATATTTAACCTTCTCACCGTTATTAATAAGTGAATATTTATTGGTTAGTTTTTTTTCCTTTATGTAATGATTAAACAGAAGGGCACCACGAATATGAATAGGAGTTTTGGATGCGTAAATATTTGATGGCGAATAATATTTACGAACATCGGATGCCGTTCTTGGGAAAGCAATTTCTTCTGGGGGAAGACTTTTAAACTTTTGACGACAATTATCAATAAAATCAATTACCTCATCTTCAGTTCCACTCATCATCAATTTCAGAGCATCCTTAATCATCTGACGACAAGGTGCAGGAGTTGAAGATTTAACTGCCTCAATACCCATCATTTTAAGTTTAGGTTCAGTATATCTCACACCCTCACTATCCCAGACGTTCAGAATATAACGCTTTTTGGCAGTCCAGATTCCACGGTCGGCAATATTTTCCCGCTTCATCTGCATCTTCTGGTCATAGGCATTTACATACTCTGCCAGTTCTTGGTAGCAACCTTCAATATATTTTTCAAGTTCCACCTTAGCGACCTTATCAAGGAACGTGACAATGCCTTCAGTAGTTTTCTCTCTTCCCTTGTATACAGTTTCAACCAGAGGACCCATATGAAGATAAATGGAGTCAGTATCAGAAGCAATAACATAATCAACATCTTTTGTCTTAAGAACTTTATTCAGATAAGAATTCATCTTACTCTCAATCCAACGAATCGCAACTTGACCTGAAAGAGTAATTGCTTCTGCATTTGCTAGTTTGAAGTAACGGAAGTACTGATTACCAATAGCACCATAGGCAGAGTTAAGAGAAATCTTTTTTGCCATTTGAATATTATTACATCTGGCAATTTCCTTTTCTAATTCCTTTGTCTTTTTCTTCTCATATTGTTTTTTTGCCGCAATCATTTTCTCTTTGAAAATAACACGGTCATTATACATTTTCTCCATAAGTTCTGGAAGAAAACCACGAATATCCTTACGGTACATCGCACCATTAGGACATACTGCATAGTCCTTATACATTTCAAAGGTAAGTTCTTGATTCAAAATTTTATCCACGGTTACACTGGGATGCCTTTCTTCAACAAGGGTTTCGGGACTTACATTAAATTGCATAATCAAATGCGGATAAAGGCTGTTTAAGTCAAAATTAACCACCCAATCATACTTTCCGGGAATTGGTTCCTTTACATATGCACCGGCATACTTGGAGTCCTTATCAGTCTTTTCTTTAGGAGGAATGGCAATATTTCTTTTCTTCAGATAATTGTAGATAATCGTATCCCACATTCTTACCTGCGAAAATACATCCTCATAGTTGACTTTACCGTCATATGCCATCGTAAGAGCAAGTTCAATCAGTTTCATCTTGTCTTCCAAACGGTCAACAAGTTCTACGTCAATAATGTTATACTCTACGAATTTCTGCCAGCCTTTAGTATAGAAGTCCTTGAATGTATCAAACTCAGAGTGATCCAGTTTCTTCTGCCCCAGTTCTACTTCGGCAATATAATCCAGACGATAAGATTCCTGTGTCTTATAGGTAAACTTCTTATAGAGTTTAATATAGTCAAGTTGACTTATACCACCAATATCATAGGAGATATGTTTTCTTCCAGAAATGTAAACTTCATCCTCGGTGACAAGACCCCAAGGAGACATACGCTTCATTAACTTTTCACCTAAAATCCTATCAAGACGGCGAACAAGATAAGGAATATCGTACAGTTCACTATTCCAACCAGTCACAACCTCTGGAGTATTATCCTCCATCATCCACCAGTGAATAAAGTCATTTAACAGACTATATTCATCAGAAAATGCTCGGTAAGAAACATTTGATTGGTTATTATTGAACTTACCTTGACCCCAAGTACGAATTTGCTTTGTATTATAATCTTGAAGAGTAATGAGTAATATCTCTTCGGCAGCATTTTCCACATCAGGAAATCCATTTTCTGATGCGACCTCAATATCAATCGTTGTTAGTTTGATTTTGCCGATATCAAACTTAATTTCATTTTCAGGATATTTGTCGGAAATATACTGATAGATGTATTTGTCATTCCCATAGATTTTGAAGTTTTGTACATCAGTATATTTTTTAATAAACTCTCTACAATCTCTCACAGAACCTGGTTGAATAGGTTCCACATATTCTCCCTGAAGTGTTGTATATTTGGTTGGTTTTTTAGAAGGCACAAAAAGAGTCGGAGAAAACTTCTCACGGGTCATAAAATGTCTACCATTTTCATAACCACGAACCAAGAAGTGGTCTCCGACCATTTGGACATTTGTATAAAATCTTTGAGACATCAGGCAGTTAATTCAAGATACTTTTTAATAATTTCTGGTTTTGGATCTACAATAGTAAGAATACTATCCGAATGAATCATCATTTCTCTTTGCTCTGTAATATCAGGCCAAGGAGTTAGATTACCTCGAATATCGATTTTATAAGGATTAATGAGTTTACAATCTGGTTCTCCAAGTTCGGAACCAATTTCAATAATCTCAGTAACAATTACGTTATCAACTTTCAGTAAAAGACACTTGATCGATTTGTCCATTTAATTTTTCCTCATACATTTCTTTAATAGACTTGACTGGTTCAACAATAGTTACAACCCAATCTGGACGAACTGGAATCTCATTATCACTTGAAAAAAGAATCCAAGAAGAAAATGTTACACTTACTGTACCATCTCCAGGTTCTAATTGTTCTTCTGTCAAAAAGATTGAATTACTGACCTGCATTTTATGCGGATTCGTAAATAAATATCCACATACTTTATCTTCAGAAATCAATTCCTTAATATCGGCAATTACTGATTCTCCAGATTTTAATAGAGCAATTTTTACGGACATTTTTAATTCTTCTCTCAACTTATTATAGCACAAAAAAAGGGGAGGTGCAACTAGATTTTGCCAGTTGCCTCCCTTCGCCTACGATATTCAGTACTATTTAGTCTCCACCAGAATCACCAGAAGACCCTCCGGAACCACTATCAGTATTCAAAGCACAAACTTTCTTTTTTGGTGCCATAGCATATTTTACGGTTCTTCCATAACAATTTTCTTTGGTTGGTAGAGGGGGATTTCCAAAATCTCCAACCTTTTCTATAAATTGTTGAAAAGTTTTCATCACCCAACTAACTTTTTCTTTATTTAGATATTTAGAGGTAGTCTTTACGAGAATGATGTTCCGGAACAATTTTACCTAGTCGAATGGTAAGTAGTCCATCTTCAAAGGTGACTTCTCGGACTTCTGTGTCGTCTGATAAAGTCCACGCTCTCTTGAAACTTCTGCTAGCCAGACCCTTGTGGATAAACGTCCTATCCGATTCTGTATCTGATTTTTGCCCCTCGACAAAAAGTTTTCCATATTCGGTGAAGACATTTACTTCCTCCTTTTTAAATCCGGCAAGAGCAATCTCTAAATGAGATTCTACATTATTTACCTGAATTAGATTGTATGGTGGATAGTTATTTGTAGTTTCGTGAAGATTGAATAGACGGTCAAAATATTCATCCATTCCAATACTATTGCGAGTAATTCTTTCCATTAAGGCAGGAAGATCAGACGCAGTAAACCGTGATGTTGCAAGGTTAGTCATTATTGTATCTCCTTTAAAAGCGAGGTTTGATTGTGTGATCCCTATAAGGCGATCATTAATAATTATAATAGAAAGCATAAAAAAGCGGGTCGTGAAACCCGCTCTTTATCATTCGGTATCCTCTACCTTTTTCTTTTTAGCACCAATATTGTATTTGGTCTCCAAAATCCAATCTCCCTTGTCCTTATAGGCAAGGACTTTAATTTGGTTCAAAGGTGCAATATCTTGAATCTTACTCACATCCACAATAGTAATCAGACCCCAATCAGCAAGAAGTTGTGCAATAC